TCAGCTTATTCCATTCATCTTCGTCACCTTCAAAAGAATCCATCATTAACTGTGAAGATTCATTGTATGTACTTGCTTTATAATGAGAATAAGCATAGTTCCTAAAGGTATCAAAACCTTCAAAACATAGTTTCTCTATTCGGGCCCATCTTGGGCTATCTTGTAAGGCCATTCACCTCTCTCCCATTTAGAGCTATCACTTTCTATAAATCTATGTGGCTCTACAAAACTAACCCCTATAGCCTTCATTATAAATTCCTCATCCTCAGTGTAGCTTGGTAGCGACTTAGGGTCAACAATATCCTCTACCCTCATTCCATTTCTTATAACGTGGATACACGTACCAACTGATTCATCAGAGATACATTCCATAGAATGGTCTAAGCCTCTCTTAATAAAGATCTGAGTAGGTGCTTCAAATACAGATTCACAACCATCAATGGTTAGTTTAACCTTACCAACACTCAATAAGTGAGTGTGGTCGAAAGTATGAGAGTGCCCTGCATGTACCTCTCCTTTTTTAAGAGAGATCATCTGAGTCCACACATTACTAATCAGTGCTATTTTCTTATCCATACTCCTCCTAGATTTCAGGTATAGGGTTTCCAGGGATAGGGTCCCAAGCCCTGAGTTTAGATCGGTAATTTAACCAATTTTTAAAAGATTCCTCAGTTATGGGGTCTTCTATAACAACACCTACGGCTATAGCTTGTGTTTGCTCGAAGTAGTCAACCACAATCTTATAAGAGTCATCCAACAGTCTAACCTTCATATCTACACAATCTTGTAGACTTAGTTCAGGCTCGGTTGGTTCTGAATAATTAGAACCATCCCAATACCAACCAATACCGATACCCTTATCCATAGATTCTTTTTCTAACCTATGATGACTCTGACCTTCAGGTAATATACTATCCTCATCCCAGGCACCCGACATTAAAAGACCATCTTCATTAATACCTAAATATACGTATTCCATATCACCACTCCACAACTATTAAACCATCACTTCCACCTGCTGAAGTATGCGGTCCTCGATTATTATAGGTACCACAGTACCCTTTCCCAGATGATTTATTTAAAGAAGTCCCGCTACCTAGTATATCTAAACCATTTTGTGTATATGTAGTAAGACCAGCCGCAGGTAGACCGTTCTTACCACCTTGACCGTAGTCAGAATCGAGACCAGGGCCTAAAACAACAGTACCACCTGAGCCTGATGAATACCCACCTGAATAATAAGTAGAAGCCCCACTACCACCACCACAAGATATACCACCGAAAGTAGTAGCTTGCCCTGCACCACCTGCACAGTCGTTGTAATAACCATCATCAGGGGTAGTGCAACCTGCACCACCTGCACCTACAAAGTATTCAATATCAGAATTCTCAGTGACAGTCATCTTAATTTTATGAACATAGGCACCTGTACCACCACTACCACCCTCACAATTGTCCTCACCAGTGTAGTAATTATCAACAGATCCTCCTCCACAACCACCGACAGCAGATATATATAATGTAGTTATCCCTGCAGGGACAGAGAACGTACCACTACCTGTCTGTTCTATAACTTTAATACTCTCTGTAGCAGGGGCAGGTGCTGTATTCAATGAATCTACTTCATCAATAACATGATCTAGACCTGTTCTAAAGCTAGCCTCTGTTGTATCCACATCTGTAGATAGTGTCTTAATCTGAGTGGCTGTTTGTCCGTTAATTGCCATTATGAATACTCCAATTTGTTTTTGTTAAAAATACCGTATATTACTAAAAATACAGAAAGTAGTAGACAGGAAGTCATTATTAAATGATCTCCCCAAATACTATTGTTAAGGTAGTTGCCGTCGTAGAAGTATATTCCATACATCTGATATAGACTAGATTCTACTTTGTCAAATAATATAAATGACATTAAGAAGGCTGGTCTAAGAATCAGCTACAAACGCTACGGCTTGTTCCTTAGTCTTTATATTATCAACTCTCTTTTCTTCAGGTAATACCTCGTCTACCCCTATGCTGACAGCTAAGTTAGCTATAGCAGGTATAGGACCAGCAACAGCATAAGTAACGGCTGTAGTAGCACCTGTCTTTACTGCATTCTTAAACTTAATTGATTGACAGCCTGAAGCCATCATGAGCGCAACAATCAAGGTTATCAATAGTAGTATTCTAATTAAAAAGCTCATCATCTTATCTCCTCATGCACATAAAAGGTAAGGGTAAAACACCCAACAATCTGGTATTAATACTATTGATTCTATTGCTATCACTAGAACCTCTTGAATATTCCACCACCCCAAACCGTATCGGCTAGAACTCCTAAAGCTCTAGCACCATAAGCCCCTGGGTGGTTTCCCTTACCCCATAGCCCCCAACCACTATCGTCATGTTCTAACTCTGCACCTACTGTAGGTGTTATGGCAATACCGCCAGGAAGGGCATTAGCGTCTTGCTCGTAGCCAGTAGCACCTAGTACACCGATATTACCACTAAGGGACATACCGTAAAACCCAGCTAACTTCCTCTGGTAATCTAAGTAAGCCTGGATAGACTGTTCATCGTAAGAGTTCTTATCTATATAGTTACCACCAATGCGAAACCCGTTATCAAAATCGTATCCTAGTCCTAGCCCAAGATTAGTTTCATTGTAAGGGTAATCACCACTGTGATTAGATCCTATTGTTACGTATGTTTTCCAAGTCATTTACCTATCCTCATGTGCTTCCATATCTGATCTATCTTAGTACTTTGCGCCCTTATTTCAGTCTTGATATCATTAACATCACCATGATAGTCCTCCTTAAGGATGAACTTCATAGGCAAATCATTCTGACACCGATTCATATTTTTCTCTAAATCCTTAATGTCTCCCATTATATTCTTTACAACAGCTCCTGTTATGGCCGAGATTATTGACACAAAAGCCAAAACTATTTCTGATAATTCGATAAATTACTCCTTAGTTAAACCATTCATTTATAATCTTTCTCTTTGACTTCATAAGACTAATAACAGCCCCTGAATCAAAGAAGCAGATAGTATCCTCTACACCTTTGTCAAAGTTAGGACCAAGAAATGCATTATGTATTGTAATACCGTCTTTTAAGGAGTCCTTACACCTTCCCTTATGATATTCGTTAGAATCAATTAAGTCCTTAATTAGGTCCTTCCAGGCCATCATATGCCTTATCTCGTCTCTCTTTATATTGTTGAATATATCAATCAATTCAGGAGTCTCTAGTTCTTTAATAACACCCTTATATAGTAGTATATTAGACATCTCAGATAGACAATGTGACACTAGTAATCCGTAAGCATCCCAATAATCCTTACCCTCTAAGTTGAAGATATCAGCCTTAGCTACATCAGTCTCTCCACCAGAGAGTTTAGAGATAGTGAGTCCATGTCTGAATTCTTCATAAACGATAATGTTCATGTAAACAATTATCTGAGACCAATCAGAGATGAACTCTCTAGGAACTTGTTCCATAATCATCTTAGGAAGTAGAAGACCTGAGACTATCCCAGTGTACTCTCCTTCCCCTATAACTCTTAACTTACTAAGAACCTCTTTGTCATTATCAGTAATCTTGAAGTCAAAGTTATAACCCTTAGCTAACCATCTGTTTTCATCTGATAGGTCTGCATACTTAAGAAGCGTCTTCATGAGAAAGACTCGACAACGACAGAGGAAAATACATTACCCATACCTGCTGAAATACTCATAATAACTCCTGCATTACTTTCAATAGCCATACACATCTCTATATTGGAATTAGAACCCAATGTATGTCCGATTCTGTCTTTGTACTTTAATATCTTGTAGTCAGTCAGGAACTCGTTTATCACTTCTAACTCTATTTTGTTATCAGCAGTACCTGTACCGTGAATCTTTACATATTCAACATCTTTGTGGTATTTAGAGATAACTCTTCTATACCCCTCACCAGCTTCATCCATACCCAATGGGTTAGAATAATGCTCAGATGCAACCTCTACTGATAGTAATTCAGCAGAAGGCATATTGCTAGTTTCTTTGTAAGACTCACTATTCTCTAACACTAAGAAGTTTGCACCTTGTCCTAACCTAAAGGTAGCCTTATCAGTACCCTCAGTCTTAAGAGTAGTACAAGCACCTGCAGTAGTGAAGAACTCAACCAGATCATAAGATGTACCATTGTCAGCAGAGATAATTAGAACTCTGTCTAACTCACCAGAATCAATCAGTAGCTTAGCCATCTTCATAGCCATATGTCCTGAGATACAGGCAGTAGAATCTGTAGATATATGTTGAAAACTACCAATAGCATTAGCTACTTTACCTATCAATATATTAGAGATAGACATGGGTAGAACCCTACATGGTGGGTAATCATCTGGTTTCTTCATCATCCTTAAATCAGAGCCAGACCATATTGTATTACCTGCTGCAAAGATTAGACCATTCTTAACCCCTCTAGAGAATGTCCTCTTCAAGTCGTGCATGTATGGCTCTAACACCATATCAATTAAAGCTTCTGACTCAGAGATAAGGCCTCTCTTAACCTTCTTATTATCTTTAATAACCCTATGAATCTTCAAAGGTATTGCTACATCATTTATTTCTGTTAACTCTTCTGTGTAAACAGAGTTGTTCAAAGTTAAATAAATCATCAGATACTATCCTTAGCCTCTTCAAAGCTAATTTCTAAGTTCTTTCCTATGTCTCTAATTACAGCTATCAGGTCAGCAAAAGTAGGTACAGGACCACCTGTTGCCATTAGTGGGTGTTTATTAAAATCTTCATCAGGCATATCAAAGATATCACCTACGTAAATAAACATTGTAATAAAGTCCAAACTATCTAATCCCATATCTAATAAATTAGATTTAGGGTCTGTAATTTCCTTAAAGTCTTTCTGTATATTAATAGATTCTCTACCAATAATATTAAACAACTCTAGCATCTCATCATCATTCATCATCTTTGCTATCCTTCAAATATTCTTTATACCAATCGCCCCCATTTTCATTATCCCAATCAGACCATTGTTTTAAAGAGCTTCCTTCACCTACTTCATGATACTTCACAGATGTAGGTGTTAATACAGATACTTTATTAAAGCCTGTGTAATCAACATCTTTCATTCTCCAATCCATACCTATATTGTTATCTGGATCAGTTACTACTAGGTTCATAACCCTGTCTTTTAAGAAACCCTTAGACGGTGTGTAGAATATAACGTCACCAGTTTCTAACTTATCCTTATCTTCCCAATGTACTATATCTCTAGCAGGACAGTTTTCATCTATCCAAGGGTGTACGTCTTCCAAGAAGTCCTCGGCTGATATTCCATTAATTAGCTTAGCGAATACAAACTTAAATGATTTAAAGTATAAGTTCATGTCATCTACTAGTGAGTAGTAACTAAGTATATTCATCTCTAGGTACAGCTGGCTAGGTACATTCTTTCTTATAAGCTCCCCGTGTTCTATCAGAGACTCTCTAAAGCTTTTACAGCTCATCTTTAATCCTAACTAGTGGAAAAGTTCTCCCAATTGTCTTAGTAAATACTGATACTATTTCATCACCACAAACACAGTAGAAATTAGCATCAGATATGTCTACATCTAAAGATATTGCTTCGTCTTCTTCAAAGACATTGGTCTCATAACATAAACCGTTATTCTTATTAGCGTATATCATACTACCTCCGCAAGCTCATATAATGTGTAAGACTTAATTTGGTCTTCACTGACAGAGTTGATATTAGTATCAAAAGAAACGAAACCAATAGTGTCTCCGTACACACCTATTGCCACTAACTCATCTACAGGTATCGTAATAGTTGTAGTAGTATTATTGACAGGATCGTGAACTGATTTTTCTAGAGGAGATTTAACTACCATCTTAGCTAGGTAAACTACACCATCCTCAGGTACACTAACTTCTTTTAAATCAAAGGCAACACCAGTTATAGTAGTGGCAGCTCTTTGTACCTCTTCAAGAGATCCGTTAATGGATAAATCCATAGCTACTTTTATGTTGTCAGACATTAATGAATTCTTAGTGTAATCTAAATATCTTCCATTATTCTTAAAGTAGAACCAACCTATAAGAGGTGTAAAAGTAAATAGACTAGTCTTTTCTTTAATATCTATAAATTCTTTAATCATAAGTTATCCCCAAAGTTTAACAGTTCCAGGCCTAGTAATAATATCACAAGTATAAATATCACCAGTAGAGCCTGCATAAAAATGTACCACCACCTTGTCAACTCCCCCTGCAGGTATTGTTCCTGTAATGTTAAACCCAATAGTAACAGCGGTAGATGCGGTTACATCACCAGTAGGTGAAGTACGCACTAACTGCCCTGCTCTATAGAATTTAACATAGGCAAAACCTAAAGTAGAGATGGTGGCGTACTCGTCGCCAAGAGGAAACTCCACTCTATAATTAGTAGCACAGAAAGTTTGACCAAGATTATAAGTTACACTGGCTTGGGAGGAAGGCTCTGCTGCATTTGGTATAAAGGGAAGAGTAATAGTAGCAACACTGATTACATGAGGGCTGCCAGAAGTCTTAGTTACACAACCAGCAGGCTTAGTCCATATCTCAGTACCATTTAAATTAATCTTCGTAACGTCTGTACCATTAAACTTAACAACAGCTGTGGCCGTAGTAGACAGGTCTATACTCTGTACTGTCATATCAACTCCTTTAGGTAGTAACGTTTAACGTAGTCCCTGACATAGCAAAGGTAGCTCCTACGGTTCCTTGAGAACCAGTAGCACCTGTACTTCCTGTAGAACCAGTAGGGCCAGTAGCACCTTGAGAACCAGTACTACCCGTTGCACCAGCAGGACCAGTAGAACCAGTAGGACCAGCTACTGTACTAGCAGCACCTGTAGCACCTTGTGGTCCTGTGGCACCTTGGGAACCAGTGGCACCTGCTGGGCCTGCAACGGTACTGTCGGCTCCTGTGGCACCAGTAGCACCAGTAGCTCCTGTAGCACCTTGTGGTCCTGCAATAGTTGAATCAGCACCTGTGGCACCAGTACTACCAGTAGCACCTTGAGAACCAGTAGCACCAGTGAAGTTACTATCGTCTACTAGAGTCTTCTTGATCTGCCATACACCTTTACTAGCTCTCCACTTCCAACGTCTACCGTCACTGTGTGTTCTAATATAGCCTTCAAATAAACCACTTGTAGGGAATCCCATAATTTACTCCTTATATTGTTCTGATCTGTACATACCCCTCCTACTTATAGTTATTTCGGATGTTTTTCTTTAACTGCTGTGATTGACTCTATCCATGTTGTAGTCCCATTAATAGCATCCCAATATTGCATGTCCGCTTGTTCCTCTAAGCTAGGATAAGACCCTACTCGTTTTTCGACATAAGTTATATCTGCTTGTGCTTCCTCATCTGATACTCTTTGCTTTTCTGTAGAGTGTGCATCTACTAAATATTGATAATCTGAGAAACTATCTAATGTTAAATTAGGAGCTCCATCGTTGTACTCAACTTCACCTGTATAACCATTCCATTGAATAGCCCAAATGTTATCATCTAAAGCAAAGTCAAAGTTTAGACCATCGCCATCAACCATAACAACCCTATCTTCTTTTACTATTGTTACATTCATAATAACTCCTATAGGAAATAACTTATATTTACTAATATTCTGCTCTTTTCACAGGTATTAGTTACCCCAGTGTGGGGCATATTAGTTGGGAAGGATACTAATCTATTTGCCTTAGAGTCAACCCTTGTCCCGTCTTCAAATAACGTATATCCATTATTTGAATTAACATAATATATACTAGTAATAGCTGAACTACCGTTAGTACGATTATCAGTATGCCATCCTCCCACAGTAGGATTAACTGTAGGTAAGGTCATGTTAATCTTAATTCTACTTAGAGTATTAAAGACTAATTTTTCTAATATAGGTTGAAGTAACTCTTCCGCCTTATAGTATGCCCAATTACTTGATTCATAAAGAACGTGATTAAATTGACAATGACTATTATTATCTAAATCTTTTGTAATACCTAATAGATCTTTTCTATTTTTAAATAAGTTAAGGCTACTGTCATCGTCGATGTCATAGACAGCGTGATCGTAATAGTGCCAACTTATTTGATAAGGCATTAAATCGGATATAGATTTAAACTTATCTTCTTCTAAGAAATTGTCAATTATTGTAACATTCATTATTGTTCCTTATGATTTCATGATATAACAGACTGTGTAGTACGGAGGTTCATGATTACCATTTGCTATAGAACCTGATAATGAGTGACTGTGAGAACCACCACCACCAATGGACTCCATGCCAAAACTAGTATATGACGTCCAACTGCCATAATTCTGCCAACCATTGTGTGGGCTAATACCTAATGGACCATAAGAGCCACCATTACCACCTGTGTATCTTCTACCTCTATGTACGTGACTAGGCATCTCAGCAATACTTAACGTATGAGCACCAGCACTTAATGTATGACTGTGAGAGTGACTAGTAGTACCACCAGTAGTACCTGCTGTACTACCACCTTTAATAAACTTACCTACTAAGTTAGGTGTACCATTGTTACCGTCACATAAGTTCCAACCACTAGGGATAGCACTTGCTGATCCTGACCACATTGTGATAACACCAGAAGGGACTCCTTCTACTGTACCCCAAGCAACACCTGTAGCTGCTGTTGAATCTGCTTTTAATACTTGACCGTTAGTTCCTACAGGTAATCTTTCCTGTGTAGTACTGAATACCTCTAAGTCACCTTTAGTTGTTAAGTTACCTAAACCTTGTATTGAACCATCATCTGATACTTGAACCCAAGTACCTGTTTGATATTGATATAAAATCTCATCATCAGTATCTAACCATAAGTCACCATTAGTAGGTGAAGATGGGGCTGCAGAAGACTCAGTATAAGTTAGGCCAGTTCCGCCTGCATTAGCATCTACATAAGCCTTTACAGCGTTCTGTGTAGGAACTAATGTATTACTAGTTCCCAGAGAAGTAGAGGTACTTAAGTTTGCACCATCTAGCTTATCAGCATCTAAGCCTGAGCCTGAACCATCGTTACCAGCGTGCCAAACTTTATTACCATTAACCATAAACTTAGGATCGCCAGCAGAGAAGTCCGCAATAGAATTGTTAATCTCAGTATTAAGAACCGTGCCACCACTTTGAGTGTCGTAATAAGATATTACCTTTAAGGCATCACCGTTAGTATCTAAAGAATCTGACGATTCATGCTGTCCATGAAACCACAAATCGGTATAAGGATTAGCAGTATAACCAAACTTAATAGCTAGCCAAGATACGCTGTTATATGTACACGTTACCCACTTATGGGTATCTCGCTGCCCCATTGATGTCATGTTTGCTTCAGTGTTACCCCATACAGAGTTTGCTGAAATGTCAAAACTATCAAAAACATTACCACCTGTTTTAGCTGCGGTTAATTTACCCACAATCTTATTATGGTGAGAAGTATTGTTCAAAACTTGCGGAATCAGTAAGACAACTCTTTCATCATAACTGCTGCCGATACCAGACCCAGTTAATTTCTTAGCCTTAAAAGCAAACTGAGTGTTTGTAGAATCCACATCGGATGTTTTTACAAAAGATGTGGAGCCTAGTCCATCAAATAAGTCGGCATCTAATCCACTTCCTGCTCCATCCACAGTCTTAATCTTTGTTAAGACCTCTGCAGCGGTATCAGGAGATCCATCTGAACCTGCTGGTCCAGTTGAACCAGTAGCACCTTGTGAACCAGTAGCTCCCTGTGAACCTGTGGCTCCAGTAGAGCCAGCTGCACCTGTTGCTCCTGTAGAACCTGTAGAACCTTGGGAACCAGTGGCTCCAGTAGAACCAGTAGAACCTGTAGCACCTGTAGCACCATCATCTCCATCAGCACCAGCTGCACCAGTAGAACCAGTAGCTCCTCTAACATCTCCAGTAACTAAACCGAGACCGTCATCCGAAGCGAATGTTACTTTACCTGTGCTTGTACTATATGTAGCTCCAGTCCAACCATCACCATCAGTACCAGCTGCACCCGTAGAACCAGTAGCACCTGCTGGGCCTGCAACGGTACTATCTGCACCTGTTGCACCTGTTGCTCCAGTTGAACCAGTAGAACCTTGAGAGCCTGTAGCTCCCGTTGGACCTGCAACAGTACTATCAGCACCTGTAGCACCAGTAGCACCTTGGGAACCAGTAGCACCAGTAGCACCTGTGTTACCAATAACACCTTGTGAGCCTGTACTACCTGTAGCTCCTGTATCACCTTGAGCTCCTCTAACATCTCCAGTAACTAAACCGAGACCGTCATCCGAAGCGAATGTTACTTTACCTGTGCTTGTACTATAAGTTGCACCCGTCCAACCATCACCTTGAGGTCCAGTAGAACCAGTATTACCAATAGGTCCTTGTACACCCTGTGAACCAGTATTACCAATAGGTCCTTGAGCACCAGTAGCTCCTGTATCACCAGTAGTACCTTGGGCACCAGTAGCTCCTTGAGAGCCTGTAGCACCTTGAGCACCAGTAGATCCTTGTACACCCTGTGCACCAGTATCACCAGTATCACCCTTTAACGCTGCTAATTGTGCAGTAGTAAAATCACTATGAGTGAAGGCTAATGCTGCTAACTCAGTAGCAGTGAAGTCACCATGAGTGAAAGCTAATG